CCCGCCAATGTCAAATAAAACAGCGGCCAATCAATACGAAGCCGCAATCAGCCGGTTCAAAAAACCAGACGTTCGTGGGATGCACCGGCAAGCCGTCGCATATGATCCCGACAATCCGCCCGAGTGCGAACTGACCGAAAAAATTACGCATTCCAATGCGACCGTGATAGCGTTTTCGGATGCCCATTGGACCAATATTCATCAGCCCCGCAGCCTCGCCCACGAGGCCCTATTGCGAGCAATACCGCTGGTAAAGCCCGACATCATCCTCAGTGTTGGCGACCTGCTGGACATGGGAGAACCGTCCCGCCACGATCCAATCGGGTGGAACCGTCGCATCAAAGTCAAAGACGAACTCGAAGCGGCCAAACAACACCTCGACGACATCATGGCATGCGCGCCTCGCGCCTTGCGCTGGTGGGTGCGAGGCAATCACGACGACCGCTTCGACAAATATTTGGCACTCAACGCGGCGATGTTTGAAGGCGTTGAAGGATTTGATTTCGCCAATCAATTCCCCGATTGGCAGATGTGTCACCGTCTTGATTTAAACGACACCATTGTCATGCACCGTTTTTACGGTGGTATCCACGCCGGATGGAATAATGCATTAAAATCGGGCATGTCGTTTGTGTCGGGTGACACGCATTCGCTCGAAATCAAGCCGATGGTCGATATGAGGGGCCGCCGGTATGGTATCCAATGTGGCATGCTGGGCGATCCTAACTGGCCCTGCTTTGGTTACACTCAAGGCAACACACGACTTTGGAATCCTGGTTTCGCCGTACTCACCTACCGAAATGGAGAACTCATGCCCCCAGAACTCTGCGAAATTGTGAATAACATCGCGTGGTTCCGAGGCCAAGAACTGGTTGGCAAACCACGCATCCGGGTCCAAGCGGGTCGCTCCGCGTGAAGAAAACCCCAAAAGCAGAACACATTGACCCAAACACCTGCGCCATCGCTGAACCGGCCCGCCGGGCTCTCGAGGATGTTCTATCCCGCAATCCAACGGTGTTGCTGATCGTGTACGAGACCGAGGCACAGGTCGGATACGCCAGCGTGCCCGCATCGACCTCAGTCGCACTCGGATTGTACATCGCCACTGGCAACGTGCTGATGCCCGACTGATCGTCAAAAAATATTAAATAAGGGGCTTGGAGCCGTTAAAAGAATCCTGTAAAAAATTTGTGCCGGGCAATTTTGCCCCGCAAGAAAGGATTTGAACCATGGCTCCGCTTCCCAACCGCATCACCGCCCCCCAGGCCGCCCCCGCCGCCAAGCATCAGCCGTCGCCCCAGCAAGCCGCCGTTTACGACTGGACCAGCAACGGCGCTGGCAGCGCGGTCATCGAGGCCGTCGCTGGCGCAGGCAAAACCACCACCCTAATCAACCTGCTCGACCGTACGACTGGCACTGTCGCGTTCATGGCCTACAACAAAAAGATTGCAGAAGAAATTGAAGCAAAAGCCGCCCCGCTCAACCTGGGCAACCGGGTTCGGATCGGCACGGTGCATAGCTTCGGCTTCGCCGCCCTCCGCGCGTCCTGCCCCCGCACTAAGGTGGACGGCAAGAAGCTGATCACCATCGCCAAGCGCCTGATCGAAAACAAGCGCATCCCGGAGGAAATGCACCAGTTCGTCATCAAGGCCGCTTCTATGGCAAAACAGTCAGGCATCGGCGCAATCACTAAAATTGACGACGCCAAAGCCTGGGCCGAAATGATCGCCCATCACGGCATCGAGGAATTGCTGATTGAAGATTTTGATTTGGCCCATGGCATCAGCGCCGCCATCACCCTGCTCACCGCCAGCAACGCTATGGCCGATCAGGTGATTGATTTTGACGACATGGTCTATTTGCCCCTTCAGCGCCGCCTCAACCTGCAAACCTATAACTGGGTGCTGCTCGATGAGGCCCAGGATACCAACGCCACACGCCGCGCCCTGGCCCGCAAGATGCTGGCCCCCGGTGGTCGCATGGTTGCGGTGGGCGACCCCGCCCAGGCCATCTACGGTTTCACTGGAGCCGACTCCGATAGCCTCGACCTGATCCGCGCAGACTTCAGCGCCATCACTTTGCCGCTGACCGTTTCCTACCGCTGCCCGAAGGCGGTGGTGGCCGAAGCCCGCAAGTGGGTGCAGCACATCCAGCCCGCCGACAACGCCGCTCAGGGCAGCGTCGAGCGCATCGATGAAGACACTTTCTGGGCCGAAATCTACGCCACTCTTAACGCCAACGACGCGATCCTCTGCCGCAACACCGCCCCGCTGGTCGCCGCCGCCTACCGCCTCATTCGGAATGGCATGGGCTGCTACATCGAGGGCCGTGACATTGGCACTGGCCTGATTAAGCTGGCGACAAAATGGAAGACCGCTCGGACAGTAGCAGACCTGCGCGACCGCCTGAGCAAGTGGTCAAAGGCGGAAATCAAACGCGCTCTGGACAAAAGCCAGGACGCCCAGGCCGCACGGGTCGAAGACCAAACCAGCACGCTGTTTGAAATCATGAGCGCGCTGCCCGACGATGCGCCCATCGCCAGCATCCAAACCGCAATCAACACCCTCTTTGGCGATACGCCTGCCGGTCAGCGCCCTCGTGTGGTCACGCTCAGCACCATTCACAAGAGCAAGGGCCGGGAATGGAAGCGGGTGCTCTGGTGGGGCGCGAATGCCTACCAGCCTAGCCCCTTCGCCCGCCAAGCATGGCAGAAGGGCCAGGAGCGCAACTTAATGTATGTCGCAGCCACCCGCGCCCAGGAAACCCTGGTGCATGTGACGGTGGAAAAAAAGAAACGCGATGCGGAGTAATCCCCTATCGTCAAAAAACATTATCCCGTAAAAATAGCGATGGGCCATTGGCCCATCAGGAAAGGAAATCACAATGAGCGATGGAGATAACTCTACCTACTTAGAATTTTTGGCCAGCAAAGCGCCACGCCCACACGCTTCCGGGCTGGACGTGGTGCCGCCGCTTAACCCGGCTCTTAAGCCGCACCAAGCGGATTGCGTGGCGTTTGGGCTGCGCCAAGGCCGGTGGGGTTGCTTTCTCGATACCGGCTTAGGCAAGACACTCACCCAACTCGAATGGTGTCACCACGCCGCCGCTGCCACCAACGGCATGGCGCTGATTCTAACGCCGCTTGCCGTCGCAGCGCAGATCGTCCGCGAGGCAGATCGGTTTGGGTATCAGGCTCGTCAAATCCGCAGCCAATCCGAGGCCGGACCCGGCATCAACGTTTGCAACTATGACATGCTCGATGCGCTAAACCCTTCCGCATTTGGCGCTGTGGCTCTCGACGAAAGCTCAATCTTAAAAAGCTTCACCGGCAAAACCACGCGCAGTCTGATCGAGGCTTTCAGCGGCGCGCGATTTCGCATGGCGGCGACCGCAACGCCAGCCCCAAATGATCACATGGAACTTGGCAACCACGCCGAGTTTCTTGGCATCATGTCGTCCACCGAGATGCTGACCAGATTCTTTATCAACGACACCGAGCAGGCCAGCCAGAAATGGCGGATCAAGCGGCACGCTGAGCAAGAATTCTGGGACTGGATGGCGTCGTGGGCGCGCATGGCAGAAACGCCAGCCGACCTAGGCCACGACGCCAGCGAATATATCCTGCCTCCGCTTAACGTCCTCCGCCACAAGGCGGCGGGCGATGTTCGCGCGCCCGCTGGCGCGCTATTCTCGCTGGAGGTAAGCGCGACCACGTTGCATGACGTTAAACGCCAAACCGCCGACGCTCGCGCCGCAATGTGCGCCAGCCTTGTGCCTACCGAAGGCGCGTGCCTGTTGTGGTGCGACACCGATTATGAGGCTGACGCATTGCGCGCTGCGATTCCCGATGCCGTCGAGGTGCGCGGCAGCATGGATGCCCGGCAAAAAGAAGATCGGTTGACGGCGTTTGCCACGGGCGCCGCCCGGGTGCTGATAACCAAGCCATCCGTCGCGGGCTTTGGCATGAACTGGCAGCATTGCAACGTCATGATCTTCGCCGGGCGCAGCTTTAGCTACGAGGCATGGTATCAGGCAGTGCGTCGATGCTGGCGCTTTGGCCAATCCCGACCGGTGGACTGCCATTTGATCGTGGCGGAAGGCGAAGATCAGATTGGCCGCGTGATCGACCGCAAGAGCGCAGATCACTCAAAAATGAAGCGCGCCATGGCTTCCGCGATGAAGCGGGCTGGTCAAAAATCGGAAACCCGCGTAAAATATCAACCTAACCACAAGGGAAAGATACCATCATGGCTATTCAGTGCTTGAATGAGGCGCATGGCGACGGCTACGTCGCCTACCACGGCGATTGCGTGGATGTTTTGCGGCAGCTTCCAGACGCTTCCGTAGATTTTTCGGTCTATTCGCCGCCATTCGGCAATTTGTTCATTTACAGCAGCAGCGCCGCTGACATGGGCAACAGTGCCACGGACGGCGAATTCGCCAAGCATTATGCGTTTGAAGTGGCGGAGAAATTCCGGATCACAAAGCCGGGCCGGTTGAGCGCGGTGCATTGCTCCGACCTGCCAATGCGCGCGTGGATTGACGGAGAAATTGGGATTAAGGATTTCTCAGGCGACATCATCCGCATCCACATAGATGCCGGATGGGTGCTGCATAGCCGCGTGACCATCTGGAAATGCCCGGTGGTGGAAATGACCCGCACCAAGGCGCATGGGCTGCTCTACAAGACGCTGCAAGCCGATAGCAGCCGCAGCCGTCAGGGCATGCCAGATTATTTGTTGGTGTTCCGCAAGCCCGGCGTGAACGCCGCGCCCATCAAGCATACGCCCAGCGAATTCCCGCTGCCGCTTTGGCAGGAAATCGCCAGCCCGGTGTGGATGACGGTAAATCAAACCCGCACTCTTAACACCGCCGCCGCTAAGGAAATGGGCGACGAGCGGCACCTTTGCCCGCTTCAACTCGACGTGATCGAACGTGCGCTGCGCATGTGGAGCAATCCGGGCGACGTGGTGCTATCTCCGTTCATGGGGATTGGATCGGAAGGCTTCGGTGCTTTGCGCGCCCGCCGCAAGTTTGTGGGCGTCGAACTCAAAGAGACCTATTGGCGGCAGGCTTGTCGGAATCTTGACGCAAGCGAAGCTGGCGCAGTCGATCTGTTTGACGATATGGCGGTGGCGTGATGAACGATGAGGAATTCCGGGCCATCGTGGATCAAGGCCCGCTAATCGTAATGGTTGAGAAGGGCCACCTGCTGGCCCTGCTCGACGAGCGGGACGAGCTTCGAAAAAGGCGCGAATTTTAACGGGCAGTTGAACTGCAACCTGCTGAGAGGATATAATGAGGCATGCCAAAAATTAAAACGATCACTCAGCAGAAAGCAAAAGCTGGCCCGGCCTTGAAAAAGCCGGGCGCAGGTCGACCGACAAAATATTCTGAAGATTTGACCAATGAAATTGTAAACCGCATGATCAACGGCGAAAGCATGGTGGCCATCTGCCGCGATGAAAACATGCCGTCACGGTCTACAGTTTATGAATGGTTTGACACTAACGCAGACTTTCGGGCACGGTGCGCGCGCGCGCGCGAAGGGCTGGCCGATTACTTGGTCGATGAGATCGAGCAAATGGCAGACGATACCAATGAAGACAATTATCAATCTATGAAAGTGAAGATTTCAACGGCGCAGTGGCGGGCAATGAAAATGGCCCCCAAGATTTATGGCGACCGCAGCCGAACTGAAATTACTGGGGCAGATGGCGGCCCTGTTGCATTTGCGGCAGTGGATTTGCGGAACTTGAGCGATGCTGAACTTGAAGCCATGCAGCGGCTGATGGCCAAGGCGTCAGGCACGCCGTGAACAAGCCCCTGACCCCCGCTGTCATGCTCGACATGATCCGGCGGGAGCAGGAAAGGCGCGCGGCCAGCGCCAGCATGTACGAGTTCGTGAAGCAGTCTTGGCACGTCGTTGAGCCCGGCGTGCCGTTCGTGCCGTCGTGGCACATCGAGGAAATCTGCGAGCACCTCGAGGCGATCACGGCGGGCCAGCTTCGCAAGTTGTTGATCAACATCCCGCCACGCCATTCCAAATCAACCATCGTGTCGGTGATGTGGCCGATGTGGGAGTGGATCACCGACCCGGCGCACAAATATCTCTGCGCCAGCTATTCGGGTAACCTCTCGATCCGCGATAACCTGAAGGCGCGCCGCCTCATCCAGTCGCCCTGGTATCAGGAACGGTGGGGTCACCTGATCAAGCTGTCGGGCGATCAGAACGCCAAGCAGCGGTTCGAGAACGACCGCACCGGCTACCGGCTCGCCACCAGCGTGGGTGGCACCGCGACCGGCGAGGGTGGCTCCCGCCTGATCCTCGATGACCCTCACAGCGCCCAGGAGGCGCAGAGCGACACGATCCGCAACAGCGCCCTCGAGTGGTTCGACGTGGTGTGGTCAACCCGCATGAACGATCCGAAAAAAGACGCGATGGTCACGATCATGCAGCGCCTGCACGAGCGCGACATCTCTGGCCACATCCTCGAGGACATCGGTGGGTGGGAGCACCTGCTCATCCCCGCCGAGTGGGATGGGGTGCGGCGCAAGACAGTGCTGGGTTCGTATGATCCGCGCCAGACTAAAGGCGAACTGATCTGCGCCGAGCGGTTCGGGCCGAAGGAAATCACTGAACTGAAGCAGTCGCTCGGCGTGTACGGCACTGCCGGTCAGCTTCAGCAAGACCCGACGCCGACGACCGGCGGCATCCTCAAAACGTCTGAGATACAGCTATGGCCTGCCGACAAGGCGCTGCCGCAGTTTGAATACGTTCTGCAATCGTATGATTGTGCATTTACGGAAAAAACGTCGGGCGATCCGACAGCTTGCACGGTCTGGGCCGTCTTCACGCACCAGGGCCAGCGCAACATCCTGCTGATCGACGCCTGGGACGA